ACGTATGCAGTCACCACGCCGGTTGTGCCGGAGGGGTAGTACTGACCGTAAATCTGCTGACCTTGTGCGTTGATGTATGAAGCACCAACAAAAACGCCCCAAGCACCCAAACTAGAGCCACCAAGGTTATTGGTAGTTAAGTCTGCGCCGGTAGCGGTACACAAAGCAATATAACCGTCTGCATTGATGAGAACAGCTTGTCCAAAGAACAAGTTGGACGCAAGACCTGCGGGGTCAATCAGGTACTGACTTGTAGCGCCGGCATAAGGCATGCCGTCGTTACGATTAATGGCTCGAAGGCCATAGGGAGCATTTGTAGTTGACATTTAAGTCTCCAAAAAAGTTAAATACCTTTTCCGAAAGTGACTTCGCTTCTACGTTCTTTAAACATAGGCATGCGAGGATCATTTTCGCGCATGAACGTGTTATCTACAGACTGCATCTGCGCCTCGGCTTGTTTGCCGTAATACGCATTACGCTGATGAGTAAACTCCACGGGGGTTTTGCAAAGCAATAGACCACCCACCTCGATACTGTCCGGAAATTTCGATGCCGAAGCATTGAACAGACGGATCTCGGGATGATCAGAAGCTTTTACAGGCTCCCAACCTTCAGCAAGCTTAGAGGAATAGTTCGTAGCGTCATCTTTACCTAGCGAGGCAATCCGAATCCAACGAAACGCATAACCTTCCTCGGGTTGAGGGTCAGGTAGAAGTTTAGGGGGCATCCATTGTTTTGGACGCTCCGCTACTTCGCGGGTTGACAGATCACGGCCTTTACGTGCAGATTGTTCCATTTTCATTTCCTCATTTCTTCAGCAACCTTACGGGCGTACAGTTCCAATGGAACTCCCAACCGTTTGGCGAGATTCACTTGCGTCTGCGTAAGTACGATTTTCTTTGGCGCTGTACTACGTGTAGCCGGTGAAACGACATTGGACTTGGTACGTTGAGGTTTCGCATCAACGGACTCTCCGGCTCCAACTTGGTCGGGGAATCTTTCTCGGATGTCAGTGTCTATACGACGGTAGTATTCGTCACTGCCAACCCTAATACCATTCTCAACAAGCTCTTCATGCAGCCCTAAAGCGTATGAAGTCATCCGTTTATTGCTTCCAAACCACTGATTTTGGTCTTGCCACGCTAGTAGTTTTTCGTCAACGGGTGCAGCCTGTTGAGGTTGTGGTGCTATTTGTACAGGAGTTTCTGTCTCCTGTAAAGGGGCAGGCTTAAAATTATTTACTTTATCTGCGCGGATCCGAGCCGTAGTTAGTGCTTCCTGCGCGTCTAACAACTTATCGGAGTCGCCTGACTCGTAAGCCTCCTTGTACATGCGTTTGGCTTCTTCAATCTCGGTATTGACTGCACGCTTGGCTTGTTCCAAGAGTACAACTTGACCTTGATTGACTGAACCCTTTAAACGCTTGTTCTCTTCAAACACTGCCTGAGCAATGCGTAAAGCCTCGTCTTTCTCACGTTGAGCAGCTTCTTTGGCTCTGCGCTCTTCGTGATAACCCTTAGTGAAGTGTTTAAACCTGTTCTTTACACTCTCGGAGTAGGAAGCAAGTTCTTCTTCAGTAGGATCCTGCGGGGCTTCATTCATTGGAGTGCGATAACGATCCTTCTCAGGCGTGTCATCTACAACTTCAATTTCAGGTTGTTCAATCTCAATTTCCTGCTCAGCCTCTACAACTTTCCCACCTTTACGGGGGTTAGCTTCAGCTTCATCGGGAAATTCAAACTCTGTTTTTTCAATTTAAGCCATGATTTCTCCTTAACTTGGACGTTGGATACCACGAGGGTCTTGCACAACGGCTTGGATAGAATCATCATTGATCAATCGCCACTCCGTACCATGAATCTTCATGCGGGTTCCCGTGTTAGGACGTACTAACACAAAGTCTCCAACCTTACAGGACGCGCCTGAAGGAAATCGGGTAGCGTCTTTAAACGCATCAGGGCCAATCTTGGCTACAAATAACACGGGGGAAAGAAGCTCCTCGTGGTACATCGCAGTTGCGGATTTAAGAATCCCTGTCTCGCTAAATTCCTCTTCTGCTTTTGGGAGCATACAGAGGATGTGGTAAGTGGCCGGATCGGGCACTTGTTTGGCTTTCTCTTCTGCGGAGGTATTAAGCACTCCACTCAGATCCACCGCACTGACATCAAATTCAGTCATCGTCATAGTCTTTCGTTTTTCGCACAAGGTCAGCAAGTTCATACTGCGCGGTTTGCAGACCTCGGATTGTCCCGCACAGTTCTTTGTAGTGATCGTGGGATTTAGCACCACCACCACTGACAACTTCGACTAACTGCTTGACATGTTCGTCAAGTTTCTTGTTGAGCACTTCAAGCAGATTAGCCATCATTCACCTCCGGTACGCTTGGCGTTGAGAAGCATTTGTAAGAGTTGTTGCTTAGCTTGCAGATCTTGAGTCTGTTGGTTGTGTTCCAACTGCTGTTGATGCTGTTGCTCAGCCATACGCATTTCTGCCTGTTTCTTCATGGCATCTACTGCGATTTCTTGCTGCGCTCTTTGGGCAGCCACAGCAGGGTCTTCCCCTTGTTGGCCCTGCATCTGCGCAGCTTTGAGTTGAAGCTCTGCCTGCTTGATTGCCAACTCGCCTTGCACCTTCTGTGCTTTGGTTTGTGCATCTTGCTGCTTGATCTGCAGTTCTGCTTGTTGCATTTGAACAACAGGATCCTGCATTTGTTGCTGAGCTTGCTGTTGAGCCGCTTGCTGTTTATCGATTTGTAGAAGCTGTTGGGCAGCCTGAGCAACCAACTTTGACAACTGAACTTCCACTTCCTCGGACATCTCTGTATCGGGTTTTGGTAAAGTCGCACCGAGGCGCTGTTCAATCTTTGTGCGGTATTGGAAAGCCACGTGTTCAGCTACGTGCGCCATGATTGCCGCCTGCATCTGCTGAGCCATTGGGTTCTGACCCATCTGAGCCATGATCACAGGGTCTTGCATCATTGATGTATGTACAGCAATGTGTGCATCGTGGTCTTGATAGATGAAAGCTTTGGTTGGTTTGCCGGTCAAGAAAGACATGTTCTCAGAGACGGGATCACGGGGTGTCATGTCGTCCTCTACAGGTACAAGCTTGTCTGCGTTCTTGATGCCCAAGACTTCAATCATCTGACGGTGCAGGACAGGCAGGTTGTAGATCTGTGGAGCACCTTGAGCCAACTGAATGACTGCTTGGTACTGCATGATCCTCTGAGCCATCGTGGCAGAATTCGGGTCGGAGACCGGAATCACATCCACCATGTCGTAGTCAGCTTGCTTGGCTTGGGGTGTGCCAAAGACAGGCATGTAGTCATAGTCTTCGGGCATGTAGTCCCGAATGATGTCTTTGAGCAGTTTAAACTCTTGCTTCATTGAGTAATGAACACGAGCTTGTACTGCGCTCATGGTCTTGAGTTGTCTCTCAAGCAGGGCTAGAGTCGTGCCGACCGGAGCGTTGGCAGACATATCGCTGATGTTCATATCTGCGATGGAGCCAAGTCTTCTGCCTTCGTCTGTGATTTGATTGAGCAGAGCCAAGAGAACCTGTGATGGTTCTTTGTATGGCAGAGACATGATGTTGTCCCTGACGGAACCACTAGGAACATCCACATCACGGAACTCACCCGGTTGGATAGGGGTGTCATCTCCCTTGATTCGCAGTCCTCGGGTCTTTAAACCGCCGGGTAGGTTAGACAGCGTACCTGCGTCCACCAATTGACGAATCAAAGATGTACCGGCACGGGCATAACCACCGATCAGGTGGATTAAACCTAAGCCGTAAGCACCAAAGCCGGGTACGTAGGTGTACTGTACAAAGTGCTGACGTTTGATTTGATGCTTGTCATCTTCCAACCAATTTCTGCGGATGGAGAGAATCTCTGTTGTTCCACGCTCTAGGGTGATGACGTAGGGCAGAGCAATGCCGTTCTCATCTTCATAGCCGGGCAGGTCATAGTCTACGTGGATCTCATAAACTTGGTAACGCTCATCGTCTGTGAGGTTGTAGCCTTGGTCTTCGGCTTTCTTTTTTTCTACGTCGGTGTAGAACTGAAGAGGATCGCCTAAGTCGCAGTCAAGGTAGAAGCCTGAGACTTGGAGTTTGCGGATGTCATTCTTGGTCTTGCGCATGATGTGAGTCACACGCTCAGATGTCATGGCGCTAGAAGCGCCGTAGGGAATGATTACATCCTCGGCAGGGATAAAGATCGCAGCCTGCCGTCCCAAGGTGGGATCATAGTAAACCTTCTTGAAGGCAGCACCGGCAAGACCCAAGGAGTAGAGCATACGCTCGTGCTCAGGACGGTACTCGGGCATACCCTCGGTGAGCCGGTAGTTCATGTCCTCCCGTACACGTTCCGCAGCCTCTTCTTTAAGCTTATCAATTGCACCAATGATTTCTGTTTTAACAGGGCCTTGAGCCGGGAACGTCTCAATGATCGTTTCGCTTTGGAACCTAACTGCTGCCTCGGTAAGGACTGTAGAAAAGACTCCACAAGCTCCAAGCCAAGGTTCCGTTCTTTCTTCATATTTCATCCCCAAAACATCAAGACCTTTGACGTACATCTCAACCCAATCCTTGCGGGAGTTGATGTCGGAGTCCACCATTTCAATCAGATCGCTTGCAATCTTTTGAAGTTCGCCTGCGTCCATGTACTCGGCTAGGTTGTCATCAAAGCCTTCTTCATTGTCTTCAGGCATAAGATCAATCTCTACGCCATTCATGTCAATCTTTACGCCCTCGGGGTTGACAATCTCAATCTCAACTGCGGGCGAATCATCAAGCTCTAAGTCGTTTAAACCTAAAGGAGCGGGATTTAATGATTGTTCAATGCTCATAATGTTCCTTAGTAGTACTCTACTTTTCTGCGGTGGTATATAGGCTCATCCGGCTCATCAGAGTCCACGGAAATAAAGCCCCCCTGTCTAAAACGCATCAATGCCTGACTGCTTGAGTCAACGAGGTCATCATGATCTCCATTGGGGAAAGAAGCCAATTCATCCATGACTTCTTCAGCCCATCGGGTCTCAGGACACCAAACCATGCCGGAGGCAAACAGGTCGGATATAGCGTTTACACGCGAGATCTTATCGTTTCCTTTGCCCGGCGTATACTCTGACATCGGAATTCCCATCTTTCTCATCTCATAGATGAGCGGAGCACCGGCAGCACGTTTCTCAACGATCAATGTGTCGGGGTCATATTCCTTCCAAAGCTCATAAGCTTTAGCTTTTAGATCCGGAAACTCCAAACGAGCCTTGTACGCATCCAAAAGAATAATATTTGGACGCAGATCGCCATGTTTGTTGGGATGTTGGAAGATTCCCCACGTGGTACAGGCTGAATAGTCTGCACGGTTGTTTTTTTCAAACGCAGTGTCCCAAGATTGGATGATGTATTCGACTGTCGGGGGTCTTTCATCGTCCCAAATGCGCCACTGATCCCGCTTAATGATTGCGCCTTCTTCTGAAGTGGGGTTCTGTTGGTACTGAGCCTCCCATTTAGAGACAGGAAGCTCAGATTTCAGGGCTTCTAGAGCCGGTTTAGACCAAAACCCGGGCCACAGAGGGTTCCCGTTGGGCATAATTGCCGGAAAATCAATGACTTCCCACTGATCTACGCCATCTTTAGCCGAATTTTTTAAAATTTGACCGGTCAGATCCCTCTTAGACCACCGAGTCATCACAATAATGATGGCTCCACCCGGCTGTAGACGCTGACGAGGGCCGGAAGTGAACCACTCATAGACATTATCAAAGACTGCGGGGTTAGCCTGCTTGGCTTCCTGCTCAGAATGTGGGTCGTCAATGATTAAGAGATCTGCGCCCTTACCTGTAACAGCGCCGCCAACACCGATAGCAAAGTAGTCGCCACCCATGTGAGTGTTCCAACGACCTGCGGCCTTTGAATCACTAGATAACTTCGTCTGAAAAACCTTTTGATACGGCTCTGATGAAACAAGATTCCTAACCTTTCTTCCGAAGCCCGTCGCAAGCTCTGCGGTGTGGGCAGTCTGAATAATCTTCTTATGTGGAAACTTCCCCAAGAACCACGCAGGCAAAAGGAAGGAAGCAAACTCCGACTTGGTATGCCTAGGAGGCAT